CCTTGCAAAACAGATTTATTTGAAAAATTACATAAGGTGTGGAAGGGGGTGCCGGTGTGGCAAAAAGAAATGATGTAAAAAACGATTTGCTTGATCAGTTGGAAAGAAACGAAGTATACGGGAATCACTACATAGATTTAATTGACGATTACATGGCTATGTGGGACGTAAAAAATAGTCTGATTAAAGACATCAAAGATAAAGGTGTATCAGTCAAATACCAAAATGGTGAAAATCAATGGGGGTACAAAAAGAATGATTCCGTTAGAGAGCTAACCAACGTCAACAACCAGATGCTGAAATTATTAGATTCCCTCGGGTTGAAAGCGAGCAAGCTCGAAGTTGAAGATGACGATGAAGAAATGTAACGGTAACAATGCGGTCGGGAGGTGGTGAACGTGTAATTGAGAAAAAGAAATTATCACCCATTTATAGATAGCTATATGGACGATATAAGAAGCGGCAAAATTCCGGCTTCGGAAGAGTTAAAACTTGCCATGGATTATATCGAATTTAAGTTAAATGATGCTGACGTATTTATCAATGCTGAAAAGATAAATAAGGCGGTTGAATTAATAGAAAGATATTTTGAACTTAAGCTCCTTAATTGGGAGCTTTTTGTTTTGGCATTAGTCCATTGCTACTACAAGTCAAAAGACATGGTTGTCTTCGATGAATTTTTAATTGTAATGGGTAGAGGAAATGGAAAGAACGGATTTATATCACCGCTGATCTGGTACCTTACTACTCAATATCACGGGGTTAAAGGATACAACGTTGATATCGTGGCGAACAATGAAGAGCAAGCCAAAACATCATTTGAGGATGTTTACAATGTCCTAGATAGGACCTGGGCTAAGTCAAAGAAGTTTTTCTACAAAACGAAAGAAATTATAAGAAACGTAAAAACCGGATCCTATATTAAATTTAACACTTCGAATGCTAAGACAAAAGACGGTAAAAGAACGGCCTGCCTTGTACTGGATGAATTGCATGAATATGTGGATTACTCAACCATAAACGTATTTACCCGTGGATTTGGTAAACGCAAGCACTCAAGGATATTTAAAATTACTACCAATGGATATGTTAGGGGCGGAGTGCTTGACGAAGAATTGGAAATGGCTGAAAAGGTTTTAACCGGAGAAATTAAAGATTTAGGCCTGCTGCCCTTAATATATAAAATTAACAAAAAAGAAGATGCTGAAAATCCGGATATGTGGGTCAAGGCGAACCCTTCGCTACCTTATTTTCCGGAACTACAAAAGGAAATGCATAAGGATTTTGTAAAGATGAAGTACCAACCTCATGTTTACATCGACTTTATGACAAAGCGGATGAACCTCCCAACCGAGGACAATTACACAGCGGCGGTACCATGGGAAAAGATTTCAGCCACAAATAAACCGATACCTTATGACAAGTTAAAAGGATTATCCTGCATCGGGGCGGTTGACTACGCACAGATCAATGACTTTTGCAGCGTTGGTTTACTGTTTAAATACGCCGGAATGAGATATTGGGTTGAACATACCTTCGTCTGCCATAAAGCCTTAGAGATGGAAAGCAGGAAAATTAAGTTCCCGGTTCACGAAATGGCAGATAGAAGATTAATAACCATTGTAAAAGATGATTTTATCAAACCTGAATATTTGTCTCAATGGTTTTTGGATAAGGCAAAAGATTATCACATCCTAGATATCGTTGCGGATGATTACAGGGTAAGCGTGCTTGAGGAAGAATTCCAAAAGAAAGGGCTGCCACTCCACACAACCAGAAGCGGGCCTATTACTCATGCTAAACTAGCCCCCATGATTGAAGTTATGTTTGCGGATGAAAAGGTCGCTTTCGGGGACAACCCAACAATGAGATGGTACATCAATAATACTTACCAAGAGCTAGACGCAAAAGGGAATACAACATATAAAAAGATTGAGCCACTGACAAGAAAAACAGATGGCTTTTTTGCTTTTATCCATTCACTGACTAAAGATGGAGATTTGAAAGAATATACCGGTACGTTTAGAAAATTAGAAGTAAGAACGTACTAGGGAGGTGAGAATGTGTTTATAACAGATTGGTTTAGGGGTTTGTTTAATAAAGACGGTACATTAAGCCTGGATTGCTACATTGGCGGCGTGGCAGGCAGCGTATTTTACAAAGAACTTGCATTACAATCAAGCGTTAGTCTAATAGCCAATTCCATAACCAGAAGCGAATTCTTGACATATGAAAACGGGAAAGAAGTAAGAAAAATCAATCACTATATGCTTAATGTGGAAGCCAACCAGAACACATCGGCAAGCGTTTTTTGGAGAAACGTAGTAAAAAACATTATCTATAAAGGTGAATGCCTTGTAATCATGCAGGACAACAAATTATATGTTGCGGACAGCTTTGATAAAAAGGAAAAAGTATTTTATGAAAACGTATATTCCAACATCGAGATAAATGGATACAAGTTAGAGGAAAGTTACTCCGAATCAAAAGTATTACATTTTGAGTGGAGTAATCCGGATGCTAAAAAGTTGATAGATGGTCTTAACGCTGAATATGCGAAGCTGATTGAAATTAGCAGCAGAAGTTACAAGAGAAGCAAAGGTAAAAAAGGAACACTTGAAATCCCTGCGGACTATCCTCAAACAGAAGATGCACAGAACGATCTACAAGACTTGATGGACAAAAGGTTTAAGAAATACTTTGAAGCCGAGGGAGATGCCTTAATACCTCTTACCGATAACCTTAAGTATACCGAGCGCGGGAGCGATAAAGCTTCTAAGGATACAGAGGGCGGCAGGGAGATAAGAAACTTTATTGACGACATTTTCGATTTTACTGGAATTGCTCTAAGAATACCTCCGCAGCTGCTAAAGGGAAATGTACAGGACACAAGCAATGCAGTAAATGATTTTCTTACATTTTGTCTTAACCCATTTGTAAAGTTTATAACCGATGAACTTAACCGGAAAATGTATGGCATAAAGCACTATACGCAAAATACATACGTAAAATGCGACACAAGAAATGTCAAAGTCGTTAACCTGAAAGACATTGCTAACGCGCTTGATATACTCACAAGGATCGGCGCTTACACCATAGACGATAGCTTAAAGGCGCTCGGTATGGAACCACTTAACACAGATTGGAGCAGGATTAGATTTATGACTAAGAACTACCAGCCAATTACAGAAATGTTGAAAGGAGGGGATTAGATTGAATAAAGAAAAGGGGACAGGGATGAAAATACCTAAGGTTGAAACAAAATTAGAAGTCAAAAACGAAGCCGACAGCGAAACCGCAGAACTTTACTTATACGGCACTATCCGGGAAGCTTATTGGTGGGACGATGAGGACGATTGCATCTCGGCTAAAAGGGTTAAGAACGCACTTAAGGAGTTAAAAGGTAAGGACGTAAATGTACATATCAACAGTCCGGGCGGTGATGTATTCGAATCAATCGCCATATGCAACTTGTTTAAGCAGTATGACGGAGACATCACCATAATTGACGATGCGCTTGCTGGCAGTGGAGCGAGCATTATAGCAACCGCAGGCAAAAAAGTTATCATGTACACCAACTCCATGCAGATGATACATAACGCATGGACATACGCGGCAGGAAACGCCGATGAGCTTAGAAAGGTAGCTAATGACTTAGACAAAATTGATACTGCGGTCAAAGCAAGCTACAAAAATAGATTTGTCGGAACCGATGAAGAGCTGGAAGCCTTGCTAAAAGAGGAAAGTTGGCTTACAGCCGAAGAATGCTTGGCATTTGGACTTTGTGATGAGATCGCGGACGAACCCGAAAAAGAAGAACCAAAGGATAGCATTAAAGAAACACTTTTTAACAAATACAAAAAGAATATATCAACCGGAGTAGACAAAAAGCCTACTCTTTTTAATTTAAAAGAAAAGGGAGAGATAAAATAATGAAAAATCCAGATTTAACAGCTTTAAACGAAAAAGAAATTCAGGACAAAATCAAAACCGCTATTGAAAGCAACGATAGTGAAGGATTTGTAAAGGCACAGGTCGAGCTTGCCAAACAGATCGAAAACAGAATTTTGCAGGAAGCAAAAGACGCTAGAACAGAGGACCTTAACGATCAGGCAGTAATGGTCAAAAGAGGGTTAAACCCGTTGACCGCGGCAGAGAGAGCATATTACAACGAGGTAATCGGTGCGGAGGGATTTGCGGGAGTTGAAACGCTCGTACCTCCGACCGTATTTGACAGAGTATTTGAGGACTTAAGAGCCAATCATCCACTGTTATCTAAGATTGATTTTAAAAATACCACCGGAGTAACAGAGTGGATCACTAGAAACAACGATGCCGAAGCCGCTTGGTGGGGGCCTCTGACCGATGCAATTAAGAAGCAGCTCTCGATGGCATTTAAGAAAGAGAAAACGGAATTATTTAAACTATCTGCTTTTATGCCGGTTGCAAAAGCCATGCTAGACTTAGGGCCAGAATGGCTTGACAAATTTGTAAGAGAGGTTTTATACGAATCTCTTGCAATCGCACTTGAACTTGCTATCGTAGCAGGTACTGGAAAAGAACAGCCAATCGGCATGATAAAAGATCTTTCCGGCGCAGTGGTTGAGGGAGTATATCCTGATAAGACGGCTACAGCATTAAACGATCTTAAACCCGGAACGCTTGGCGAGAAGATCATGGCTCCACTTACCAAGGGAGGAAAAAGAGCGGTTCCTAGCGTATTGTTAGTAGTTAACCCTCTTGACTATTGGTCTAAGATCTTCCCTTCCACAACCGTGCTGACTACACAGGGGACATATGTATACGGAGTATTACCAATCCCGGGAGAGTTTGTACAGTCCGTAGCAGTACCGCAAGGCAAGATGATTGCCGGTATGGCAAAAGACTACTTTATGGGTGTTGGCTCCACGCAAAAGGTTGAATATGACGATAGCTATAAATTCCTCGAGGACGAAAGAACCTATATCGCCAAACAATATGCAAACGGTAAGCCACTAGACAACGACGCTTTCTTAGTATTTGACATTAGCGGTATGACGGTTCCGGAAGTCTAAGGAGGCTAACCAATGAAAGTGAAGGTAGTTAGCAAATATAGAGACAAACACACAAAAGTCCTTCACAGTCCTGGAGAAACATTAGAAATGACCAACGAGAGGTACAAAGAAATTAATAGTACCTCTCATGGTACTTTTGCGAAGGAAATTGTAAAAAAGAAGAAACCTAAAAAGTAGGTGATTATATGCTACAAGACTTAAAAGACTATCTGAAAATCACATGGGACAATGAGGACACTTACCTACAAAACATAATTGACAGAGGAAAAGCTGAACTTAACGATTCCGCCGGGACGGAATTAGACTTTGAAACCGAAGAAAAGCCTAAAACTCTCTTGTTAGATTATTGCAGGTATTATTACAACAATGCCATCGAATATTTCCGCGAGAATTTCCGTGAAGAAATCCTAGAATTAAAGATGAAAGAGGCAGTCAAATTAAATAAGGGTGATGCAGTATGAAAGATAAAAGAACAGCAATGAAAGATGTCGGGACTGTTTACGATGCCTATATAACGTTTCAAAAGAAAGTGGAATCGGATGATCCGTTTACTCCCATAGACGAATACGAAGATTATGTTTCGCTATGGGCGGAAAGCCGGTACCTGAAAGGAAGAAACTTTTATGCTGCCAGAGCTGCCAACGTAAAAACCGATGTCGAGTGGAAAATAAGATGCAGGACTGATCTTGACGAAACCATGAGGATTAAGCTTAATAATAAATTTTATGAAATTGAAGGGATACTTCCGCTCGACAATGATAGAAAATTTATGCTGGTAAAAGCTTATGAAGTCAAATACGATATGTAGGTGATAATATGGGATTTGAAATAAGCTATAGGGAGCACAACGAGGATACGTTGGAATCCTACCTAAATGGAATAGTTAAAGACACGGAAAAAACAGAAAAAGAGATGCTTACCGAAGCTGGAAACAGAGTAAAGGAATACATTGTCGAGAGTTTGAACAAACATAGAAGAGCCTTGGCTGTGAGATATAAAGGCCGCCCCGCAATGGCAGATGATGTAAAAGTATCAGTTAGGACGGACAAATACGGTGAAAAATATGCCAGGGTATCCGGAGGGAAAAAGACCGGTACCTTATGGCATTTGGTTAACGACGGGAACCTATATTCGCAGCCTACTCATTTTATGGATGAAGCAATGAATAAGCTGGATGACAATATCGACGATATCTGGGAGGAAGCTGAACGATGATTAACAAAGTTTATAGCATATTAAAGGCTTTAAATATCCCGGTAAAATATATGTTGCGTCCGGAACTCAATAGCAAAAACAAAATCGTTGCAAGCTATCATTTTTTTAGCGAGGGTTATGAAACGTACGGTGACGGCAAAGGCAAAGAATTTGGTGGATCCTTACAGGTAGATATATTTTCGACCGTTGACTATACAAGTATCGTAGATCAGACAATGTTTTTACTGGAGAGCAACGGATTCAGACTTGCTGACAGCCGGGATTCCTTTGACAGTTTAAACGCAAATACACAGTATTATCAAAAAACGATGGTTTTTAATTATATAGAAAGTGGGGTGCAAAATGGAAGTAAAAATTAATGTGCAGAATGTACATTTAGCCGAGATCACTGAATCTCCAAACGAAACTTTAGAATACGGAGCACCTGAGCATGTTGCCGGGGCTATGGAGATGGGGAAAGCTCCACAGCTTGCATCTGGACAGCTTTACGGAGACGGGAAAATAACAAATCAAACATCGAGAAAGGTTAGATACCAGATAACTGCCAATCTTAATAAACTACCGTCAAAGTGGCGCAGATACATGGAGGGCGTTACCGTAAAAAATGGAGTAGAAAGTGGAACATCTAAGGATGAGCCGAAACCATTTGCAATCGGATGGGAAGTAGGAAAGACCAGAGGCAAGAAAGAAATGATCTGGTTTTTATATTGCATTGCGGAGCCAATCCAGGAGACGGTAAAACAATCGGAGGAAAATATAAACTACTCAACCGACACGATCACAATATCTGCTCTTGAAGATGCAAGATTAGGCAGATATTACACATTTATTGACACGGAGGATGAAGAAATCACCGAGCAAATGGCAGATGACTTTTTCAAACAAGTGCAGGTCACGGACGTTATAGCAGCGCCGGCAGGCTAAAGATATTTCCCTTTCCTTTGCCATGTGGTATAATGTGGCAAAGGAGGGAGATATATTGAAAAAAATAAGTGACAAAGCCTATAAAGCCATGGTAAAAATATTTAAGGTATTGATTGCACTGATATTAGTTTTAGTAGTGGCTATCTTTTTTGTAGACAAACGGATAGATAAACTAAGGGAACAACAAGCAAATGCAAGCTTACCGGTTATCAACGAACGCATAAACAATTTTATAAAAGCCAATAAAGACATACATGGCATAAGAACACATTTTAAATATGGCGGATCAAACTATATAGAAGTGTACGTAAAAGACACATGGTTCAGCTCTTCTGTTATTGATCAAAAGAGATTTGCAGCAGGTGTAAGGGACAATGTAAAGGCAATATTGTACGAAGAGGGATATATAGAAGCTGACGATAGGCTGGGAATATATGTCTATACTACAGACGGAATATTATTAGCAGAGGACAATGCGTTCGGTGAAATAAAGTTAAAAGATTAGCACTCTTAAATGGGTGCTTTTTTATTTGCAGAAAGGAGCCAGAAGATGGCGAAAATATCTATAAGGCCAATAGAGCCTTTGGAAATGGAATTTGCAGATGGAACAATCAAGAAAGCCCTGTTTAATACAGAGGCTTTTGTTATTTATACAGATGAATTCGGGAAGTTTGACAATGAAACAATCAAAGAGATGCAAGAAAAACCTTATGACTTTGTGGCAAAAATACT